TGGGGGAGATAAGTGTGAATTCCCCAAGTGACTGGAGAAGCGGTAAATCGGCTTCCTCCAAGGCATTGTTACCTTTCTTCTGTGTTAAAAACACCAGAAGGGTCACTTCCAGATGAGTCTGGGAGTTAGGACTTCTGAGTAAGTCGCAACTGGGCTTAGTGCTTTAATTGAAACTCACTCAACGAACTTGGTTTGAAACCCAAGAACTCGAGGGAGACCCTTCGACGGCTAGGAGATGTTGAACATCAACCCGGCCCCGTTAGGGGAAACTGCACGATCCTCAGGCGCGATCCAGTGGGAGTATTCCTCTCACAGAACGTACCAGAAATGGTGCGGAGAAAGGCGAGGCAACATTTTGTGCACTCGTAGAGATTTGATGGTGGTTGTAACCAATATGCAATATCCGTAAGGAGAACACCGCATCGGCTAGATTTTCACCTAGTCAGGAGAATTTCTGCTTAGACGTTGGACCATTCATTTTCTAATATTTCTGATCGCTCGACGGGCGGTCGGACCCGGAGCTTAGTACTATGTAGTTAGACTCTGCTTTGGTGCTTAGGAATGTTTATAATTCTCTAAGTGGGAGGGGACAATGAGACTACGAGATGTAGCTAATGTCAACCTCAGGGACACACCCTGGCTTAACAGCCTGCCTGCGGCCCGCGTACTGGGGGAAACTCTGGTACGTGGAAACCGAAGGATGGATTCTCGGTCGTGGAGCATTCCTCCTGAGATAGTATCAAAGGACAATTATAGTAATATAGTTGGAGAGATTACAACCCTCTTGGCGTAGCTCTAAGGCTTGGAGTTGTGTATGAAATTCAATACCCCGTATTAGAAATATTAACACAATGAGACAATTTTCTCCCTTACAGGAGAAGACTGCTTCGTCTATTTGGCAGAGCGGAGTAAAATCCGCTTCCTCGTTAGTGGGATTGCTCATCCGAGCAGTTCCGCTAATGTTGGGTGCAACATCCCCTGGTTGGGTTAAGGCCACGTTTGTCTTTGCGCGGTGGGCGGTACGTATGAAAGATCACCAAGGTCAGCGTGGGTTAGCTATGCACCTCAAGGCTGCTAATGTAACATTGTTACGTTATGTATCCGGAGAACCGCTATCTAATCCTCGTTTAGCTGGTGTTGCAGTAGCATGTACTCATTCTGGGTTGCCTAGATTGATAGTAGGTAATCATAGAAAACGTATCAAGCAGGGCGATGTGGGTTGTATTCGTTTCTGGTTAGGTTTATTTACCCTTTATCGGGTTTTAGACTTTAAAGGACGAGTATCATTTACATCCATTGTTGGAACTGGTAGAGAAATTCCACTTCACCTTCTGAAGGTATGGGCTGAATTCACAACTCAGTTCAGAGATAAGTTGGTGGAGAAAGGAGCTTCTAGATTCAGAACCGACTTTGTCCCTCCTCAGCGTGCCGACAAGTCTGAGACTCGTTTCACTAAGTACGTGAAGGCTGTACGGTATTACCCGTACGGTGCCGCGGAACAGGTTGCGGGGGTAGGACAGAAGCGGTATACTCAGCAGCTCTGGGGATACGTTGTTCGTATGATCCCACTCTTGAAATCTGGAGCTAACTCTAAAGATGGGTCTGTTTCCGCGTTAAATGTTGTTGATGATATTGTGTCTTGGTTGACACGTCCCCAATATTTGATACACTTTATGACGTTGGTGCAGCTGACCCGGGCTTGGAACCTTGTTGACCACCCAGCGTGGGCACTAGGAGTAAAACGTGTGGAGAAATCCCAAACTCTTTTAGAGGATTCTAGGATTGCTAGAGCGATTGCTTCGAAATCTGCGCTGGATGCCTCAGCATTGGAACTTGAGCCCCAAGGTGAGCTAGGCAGGTTACATCTTGTAGAGGAACCCGGAAAGATGCGTGTCGTTGCCATGGTTGACTGCCTGACACAGTGGTTTCTATACCCATTACATAGGCATATCTTTGATAAGATTCTGAGGGTAATACCTCAGGATGGAACTTTTGATCAGATGGCTCCAGTTAAGAAATTGCTGGAGTACATGGAAAGAGAGAACCTCTATGAGTGCTTTAGTTTCGACTTAAGCGCGGCCACGGATAGAATACCAGTCGGGCTGCAGCAATCGCTGTTAGCGACCTTCACAACCCAGGAATTCGCTCATCATTGGCGGCACTTACTGTCGTCTCGGTACTTTAGAATCCCGAAATGGACTATAGAGTTTCTTCCTGCCTGGTACACCGTACC